GTCCTGGTACACATTGGGTATCATTGTTTGTCAATATTAAACAAAAGTTTATATTCTATTTCGACAGTAATGGCGTCAATCCTCCTTTTCAAATACGAAAAATGATTAATAAGATAATCGAAGACGGTAAATCGTTGAAAAAACCTATCACATTTCAAACGATTATTAATACATTTGAACACCAAAAGTCGGATACAGAATGTGGCATGTACTCCTTGTATTTTATTATCACACTTCTCACAGAGAAACTTAAAAATAAAAAAATGACCATCCAACAATTAAAACATCATTTCCTTAAAAAACGTGTGTCAGATGAATTGGTATTTAAATACCGCTATAAATATTTTGTGTAATTATTTTATCATTGTAATGTAATTATAATTAACATGTCTAATACTCCTCCTCCTACTGATACTTCTGATCCTAATTATCCTCCTATTCCTCCTCCTCCTATTCCTCCTCCTATTCCTCCTCAAACTTACCCAAAATCATTGGCAAAAACAATATATTCACTATTGTTCGTATTAGACAACAACACATATAATAAACCGTTGTATGACTTGATTGAACCCAAGTTTACGTTTGTAGCAGCACGCCTCAACAATATAAAAGATACATACACAGCGGTGTTGATTAAAAAACTGATTGGTGGTCTGAGTGAAAATACAAATACTCTTTTTGCCGACGCAATTAAAGACGAAATTTTGGCGATAACACCAGAATTAAAAAATTTATATGTCAAACATACGTTTGATGGTAATGAATATACTTTTTTAATGTCCGATGTTTTAATTAAATTACATGAACGTCGCACATTTTTATCGAGTAACTACACTATGATCAAAATGTTGGGTTATTATAAAAAAAACGAGGGCATGATGAAGTCACTTTTTAACGATAAAACTATTTTTAACACGACGGATGATATCAATGTATCCGTTATTAAAATAACCAATGACGAATTTGCGGTTGATTCGGCTGAAACGCTTAAAACCTGCAATGATGATCGCGATAAAGCGAGAAATTTTAAAAAGGAGGCGGAGAATGCTGCTGAATCTGTTAGAAATGATGCGGAGAATGCTGCGAAGAATCGTAATATGGACAAGGAATCGGGTATAACACATAAAATTAAAAATTATTTTATTCCAAGTAGTAAATCAGAACCTGGCAAAACACTCGCAACAAATTCACAAGGTAGCACACTATGGAACACTGCAATTGTTTCACACATGCCAAACCAATCTGTGTACAGTACGATGGACAGCGTGGATGTGACGTTACATAATTTATTTAAACAGATAAATGACGAAACAACCTCGTCTTATACTGCCGACGGTGACGATACTCAGCGAAATAAATACACGAATGAAGCGAATAAATCAAATGAAGAAGAAAAAAACGTTAAAGGTGTTAAAGTGCATACAACGTTTGTAGTTGGTAAGAAAAAGGATAAAAAAGTTGGTGGGAAAAAACATAAAAGGACTAGGCGGAAGAATATAAAGTCCAAACGTAAGTATACCCGACGTAAAACGATTAAGGGCGGCGCTCCTATTAAAAAAACAAAAGGGACGAAAAACATTAGACGTAAAATATCATATAAAAATAAAACGCGTAGATATAAAAATTAATAAATGTCACTATTTACATCTGTTGATAATCAACAAATGTTATGGGGGTTGGTTACCAAAACGAAACGGTTCTCGGTACATTTTGATAATCCTTCGACCATGCAAGGATGGTTTCGAGATATTATACAAAACTTCCATGAGAATAACAATGAACCATATAATATGGTTCAATTAAAACACATGAATACAAGTGTTATCCAATTCATGATCAAAGACGTGAAACAAATACAAACTACGAGTGGATTGGAAAAAATGGTACAAGAACCATATGAGCCTCAGCAACAATCTCAACAACAACCACCTACTCACGAATACGATGTTCAATCACAACAAAAAGAGAATACTACGACCAATGACTATGAACAAAGACAAAAGGAATATTATTCATTGCTCGAACCACAGAAACCCAAAACGGTGGATTTTTCCGAAACACCCGATGAAACGGTGACCATGGACATGTACGAAAAACGCCAATCGCAATATGAACAGAATATTAACATTCCCAATCCAGTTATCGAAGAAAATAAAAAAATGCTAGAAACAATTGCTACAATGCAATCGACAATTGTCACGATGCAAGAAGGAATCACAGAATTACGTGCGACAATGGACGGTTATACGCGCGAAATTATCAGTAATCAAGTGTCGGAAGTTGTGGAAGGTATCATTGAAAAAATCTGAGATTTTATAATATTTCATTAATGTATAAATATTATAAAATATGTTTTGGGATAAAATACTATTCGATTTTATCAAACAAAATTACATATATTTTATTAGCTATTCATCTATATTATTATTTATGTATCCGTTAGAAGATCTTATTATACCAAAACTCTTTGGTAAATTATACGAAACCATTAAAGATAGTAGCACATATGGTAATCCATTAAATTTCGTGGATAATCTCAAAAAAATGAATACACCTGGACTAATGTTATTGGTCGTGATCATTTATATTGTAGTTTTGGCAGGAGATTTCATTAAGTATAATATCGAGTCTTCGATAATTCCAGGATACTTGAAATATTTAAGAGGATTGATTTTTGAAGGTACGGTTAATAAAAATCAAGAAGATTACAAAGATGTTAAGAGCGGCGAATATATGTCAAAGGTGTTGGAACTAACCCGAAGTTTACGCGACATTTTCCAATATACTGTTAGTCAGTTTCTACCAAATATTTCGAGTGTGATTATTATTATTATATATTTGGGCTACAAAATACCCGAACTTCTACCTGTATTGATAATGTCCGTTATCGTTGTTGTTCTGCTGTCAATTTATTCATGCGAACATATTATGACGTTAACACGCGAACGCGAACATTTCTTTATAAGTGAATTGGCGGAAAGCATTAATGACAAAATGCAGAATATGATGAATATTGTTACCAACAACGAAGGCACAAATGTCATTAAAGAAAATGTTGTCCTCGAACAAAAGAATGCGGATATGATGAAAGGTATCATTATTACCGAATCAACGTATTCATCCATTATTCATTTATTCACGTTATTTACTTATGCTTTTTGCTTATTTATTTTATATAAAATGCGTGTTATAAACCGAATCACAGGTAGCGATATGATTGCATATATGTTAACAATGGGGAAATTTTTAACATCAATGCATCATGTGAATTGGAGTATTATTTTCATGCTGAGCTTTCGTATCGGCATTGTAACCAGTCACAGGGAATATCTGGAAGATATTTTCAAATACACCGACATGAAGAAAACAAATGTGGAATTTAAAGATAACAGTATTACCATTAAAGGGTTGAAATATAAATATGACGAATCGAACGAGCATTACCTGTTTGATAATTTAAATATGAAAATTAGTCATAATGAGAAAATCGGCGTTGTGGGTCGCGCTGGCTCTGGTAAAACTACACTCATGCGCATTTTAGTTGGTCTACATACTCCGAGCGAAGGCGAAATTATTGTCGGACAGCAAAATATTAGTAAAATCAGTAAGAAGGACCTTCGTGACCAAGTAAATTATGTCAATCAACGTACTGCGATGTTTAATGGCGATGTTATACACAATATGCAATATGCTAACGACAAAACGGAAGCGGAGATTATCGCACTTCTTGAACGGTACCAATTAACGACATTGTTTTCGCAATTGGAAAAAGGGGTTCATAATGATGTAGGTGTCAATGGGGGTAAACTCTCCGGAGGGATGCAAAAAGTGACAATGCTTGTACGAGGCATTTGTCGTTCGGGGAATATTGTTATTTTTGATGAACCGTTGGCGAGCATTGATGAACAAACGGGAGACAAGGTTATGAAAATGATTTTGAACGAATGCAAAGACAAGACCCTTATTATTATTACCCATGATAAGAAAATATTACCTTATATGGATCGCGTCATCAACATTAACGAATTCCAGAAAAACAAATGAAGAATGAAGAATGTTATGAATATAGTATAAAATGGAAACATATACATATATTATTATGGATTATTTTAAGAACTGTTTATACATTAATCTCGAAAGCCGCGAAGACCGTCTCACGCATGTCACAGAACAGATGCAACTTATGGGGATCGAGGGTGAACGGTTTAATGCTATTAAAACTACAAATGGATGTGTTGGTTGTTCTATGAGTCATTTGAAATGTTTGGAAATCGCGAAAGAACGCGATTACGAATATGTTTTTATTTGCGAAGATGATATTACTTTTTTAAATCCTACGTTACTGAAAGCGAATTTGGAGAAATTTATTAATGAAAACATTCATTGGGATGTCATTATCATCGGAGGTAATAATTGCCCTCCTTACAAACCTATTGGAGATTTCGCGATACAAACTGGGAATTGTCAAACAACCACTGGGTATATTGTCAAAAAACATTATTATGATACATTAATGAGTAATTTCCGCGAAAGCGTATCCAATCTAATTAAAGATCCGAATAATAAACGCGAATTTGCATTAGACATTTACTGGAAACGTCTCCAACAAACGGATAAATGGTTTATGATTGTTCCTATTACCGTTGTTCAGTTGGAAGGGTATAGTGATATTGAAAACCGCGTAACGAATTATAATGGAATGATGCTTGACCTAGAAAAGAAATGGTTAACACAGGGTCAAATGCATTCTTATTAAGAATTTTGATATATTTATAGATAATTTATCAAAACCAATACATGGAGAACCTAAGATTATCTTAGAACATGTTCTCGATAAACTATAATAATTGTAAAATAAAGATAATAAAGTAAATGTAAGGTGGGTTGTTCGGTATTATTATGATAAATTATAGAAGAATTAAGAAAGACGGAGAACCTTGGTCCATCGATTCGTCCGTGGACTATGTTCTCGATAAACTATAATAATTGTAAAATAAAGATAATAAAGTAAATGTAAGGTGGGTTGTTCAGTATATTTATGATAAATTATAGAAGAATTGAGAGATACCGAGAACATCTTATATGATTTCATGGTTCTCGATATAGTGAGGACAACCCGTCCGAATGTGTATAAAATAATATAAGTATACATATATGGAAGACGTTTATTATTTAGTTCATGCCACAGATAATCCCGATTGTATAAATTGGTCTGAATTAAAAACGGGGGCATTCAATACAGATGACCAATTCCCAGGGGTGTATTTATCACTCATTACAAAAGATAATATAAACACCGAAGTTATGTATTCATCGAAATATATAATAATACTTTCTAAAAAATTACTTCTTCAAAAAAATTATCATATGAATTTCAGAGATACTAACGGGGTAGTTTCAGAAGACCATACCTATTTCCCGTGGAATTTAGATGCGTTTATTAAAAACAAAAGTAATTCCAACGAAGTTGTTTTTCATGATAACATAGATATGAAATACTGTTGTGGTATTATCGGATGGTTAAAAAAAGGAAAATATATAAGAATAAACAACTTTTTACCTAACATATCAATTGAAAATGAAGAAGAACCAGATATGACAAAACAACCGTTTGTGTGTTATCCATTTGAAGAAGCAAATTTTCAGTTTCAAGACCTCCCCAGAAGTTCTAATAAATGGTATGAAATGATGGCAAAGGTATGTAATATAGATGAAGGAAAAACTCGGGATGATATTATTAAAAAAATAGAAGATAAAGCAGAACATTTATACAACAATCGCAAAGAACAAAATATACAATTATTAAAAAAATATACAATAGGTAAAGGACTAAGTGGAGGAAATAAAAGTAAATCAAAATCTAAAAGAAAAAAAAGTAAATCAAAATCTGAAAAGAAAAAATAAAAAGTGTGGTAACATTTTTTACATAAAAAACTTATTTTGTTCCTTTTTCCCCCGCTCCGCCCCCTCGCCCCCCCCTGAACCTACACAGTCTTGTCCCTCCCTTTCATCACTTTATATGATATTATTGTTACCTTATACAATTATATCTTATATATTTATTAATATAATTAGTTTCCCGAAGGGAATTTCTTTATATACTTTAAATATAGTTATTGTTGTCAAACGTTTTGAGATTCTCTATATGAATTCTTACTTTTGGACATTTATAAATGTCCAATTCTGTATATATTGAAATAGTATTTCAAAAGAATAAACCAAAAAGTGGTTATGCAGTAAGATGCTTTAAAAAATATTTTCGGAAATAAAAGTTGTTACTGACACTTTTATTTATCACATGGTATTTCCAAATATTTTTCTCAGGATTATTTAGGATAATGACAACAACAAAAATGCCGAAAAATGCCGAAAATTATTACTGTGAAAAATGTAATTTCGAATGCAGCAAGAAAAGTAATTTCACATGTCACATGATGACTGCAAAGCATAAAAATACAACAAATACAACAAAAATACAACAAAAAATAATGCCACATCACTATACGTGTGAATGCGGAAAGGAATATACACATCGTGCTTCATTATATAATCATAAGAAGAATTGTAAATATATAGAAGCGGAGGAAACAGATTATAAAGAATTATTAGTTGAAGCGATGAAACAAATGAAAACAAAAGATGAACAAATGAAAAAAAAAGATGAACAAGTATCTGATGCAATGAATCAAATGAAAAAAAAAGACGAACAAGTTTCAGAAGCAATGAATCAAATGAAAGAACACCAAAAACAAATAACAGATATGATACCATTAATCGGTAATAAGACAACCAATAATAATAATACAACCAATAACAAGTTCAATTTAAATTTCTTTTTAAATACTCAATGCAAAGATGCTATGTCAATTCAATCATTTATGGAGAACCTGAGTATTGGTTCTAAGGAATTGGAACACATGGGAGATGTTGGCTTCTTGAATGGTATGATAGACATTTTTAATAATACTATTGGAAATATGGATATTCATAAACGACCTCTTCATTGTACTGATAAAAAACGTGAGGTTCTCTATTTTAAACAAGGCGATGAGTGGGAGAAAGACAGTACTGATAAGCAACAACTGAAAAAGTTAATAAAGGATGTGGAAACAAAAAATTATTACAATGTAAGGGACTGGTCTAGGGCTCATAAAGATTCATTTACTAGCGAAACAGCGGCAGGTGATCAATATATGAAAATCGCGACGGAAGCCCTCGGTGGTGCGGATAGCACCAAAGATACCATATATCTTTCCAAAATAATGAAACATATAATAAGAGAAGTAACTGTGAAAGCATAATAATGTATGTTTATGAAACATCCCAGGTTGTTCCTTTTTTCTCCCTCGCTGCGCCCCCTCGCCCCCTGAACCTACACAGTCTTGTCCCTCCCTTTTATTACTTTATATGATATTATTGTTACCTTATACAATTATATCTTATATAATAATTAATATAATTAGTTTCCCGAAGGGTATTTCTTTATATAGTTTAATAATAGTTATTGTTGTCAAACGATTTGAGATTCTCTATATGAATTCTTACTTTTGGACATTTATAAATGTCCAATTCTGTATATATTGAAATAGTATTTCAAAAGAATAAACCAAAAAAGTGCTTATGCAGTAAGATGCTTTAAAATTGAAATATAAAAATTATCGGTGTTAACATAAGACATTTTTATATTTTAAAAATAACGTGATATTTTGTGATTTGGGAATGATTTAGGAGTTTTTTTCTTAGTGTATATTACTAATGAATACTAATAAAAATACTCATATTAAACCCCAAGAATTTTTTTGTGAAATATGTAATTACAAATGCTATCATAAAAACGATTTTACTAAACATTTAATGACACTGAAACATAAAAAAATGGCAAATCCTAAACAAAAAACTCACATAAAATCCCCCGATTTTTTTTGTAAATTGTGTGATTTTAAATGCAGTAATAAAAATGATTATAACAGACATCTAATGACACGGAAACACAAAAAAACAGAAAAACCTCAACAAAAAACCCAGATTGAATATAAATGTGGTTGTGGAAAAAAATATAAACATTTGTCTTCTTTATGTAGTCATAAGCGGAATTGTAACGATATTCATAAACAGAATGACAATGTATGTAATAATGATATAAATTTATTTATGAAAGAGTTACAAAAGCGAGACGAGGAAAATAAGAAATTACGCGAAGAACAACATAAAAGAGACATAGAACATAAGAAAGATATTGAGAAGTTATCATCACAGATTTCGCAGATTTCCACTGTTACTACCAACACAACAAACAATAACAAGTTCAATTTAAATTTCTTTTTAAATACCCAATGCAAAGATGCTATGTCAATTCAATCATTTATGGAGAACCTGAGTATTGGTTCTAAGGAATTGGAGCACATGGGAGATGTTGGCTTCTTGAATGGTATGATAGACATTTTTAATAATACTATTGGAAATATGGATATTCATAAACGACCTCTTCATTGTACTGATAAAAAACGCGAGGTTCTCTATTTTAAACAAGGCGATGAGTGGGAGAAAGACAGTACTGATAAGCAACAACTGAAAAAGTTAATAAAGGATGTGGAAACAAAAAATTATTACAATGTACGTGACTGGTCTAGGGCTCATAAAGATTCATTTACTAGCGAAACAGCGGCAGGTGATCAATATATGAAAATCGCGACGGAAGCCCTCGGTGGTGCGGATAGCACCAAAGATTCAATATATCTTTCCAAAATAATGAAACATATAATAAGAGAAGTAACCGTAAAAGCATAATGGATTAGTTTTCGATGTGTAAAAACAATGATCCCATAACATGTTTTGTTTTTTCAACATAGTCCATTGTCTGTATGTTACTCTTATGTTCTTTATTGAGCATTGTTTGTTTATGATTTTCATATTTCTGGTGTAACTGTTTGCGAGATTGTTCTTCACTCATGTGAACAATGGGTTGTGAATTACGATGGCGGTTATAGTGTTCAACAGACCCAAACGTCTCCATTTTACTAAAATCACTTTCACATACATTCATAATGGTCTGGTCTTTGTGTACTTTACGCAAATCGTCAAATTTCAGTTTATCGAATATATTACTGCTGCAATACGAGGAAGCATCTTCATTCTCATATAGGTCCGTACCGAGACTATGAGTAGTGGACTGTACATCTTTATGGACAACGATATCCTGATTATTTACCTTCATTTGTCTAAATGTTTGACCGATATTGGAAGCATTGACACAGTTGTTGATTTCATATTGGGTAGCGTCATCTCTGAACCATTGGTTTTTTTCCGCGTCATCTTTTTTCATCATGTTATCTTCAAATAGCTTATTGAATTCGCGTTGAAACTTTTGAGATTTGGTTTTATTAGAATTCGTATTGTTAATATGTTCCTTAATCTTTTCGGTTTCTTCATTATTATTATCGAACGGAGAGTACGCTTTATCTTCGACGACTTGATTCTGTTTATTTTGTTCATTATAAAAGTTCAATACAATATCGAAAGCCTTTTTATAAAACAGAAAATATTCCTTCGGAAGTCTAGATTTATCTGGATGCATCATAAGAGTCTTGCGTTTCGCCTTTTTAATTTGTATGTCAGAAACGTTATAATTGTCAATGTCAAAAAGGTGTAACACTTCTTTTAATGAATACATAGATACATCTAAATTGTAAGGGTCGCTCATATTGTAAAACAATTAGAAGTTTTTCTAGTAGAAAAAACATATAGAAATGAAAATCTATATGTTAGTATAGGTCATGATTAGTACAATCGAAAGCAAAGATGCACTATTAAAATTGTTAACAGAAAATACGGGTATAATCGTCTTGAAATTCGGAGCAGAATGGTGTGGTCCGTGTAAAAAAATCGAAGGATTGGTAGATGAATGGTTTAAAAAATTGCCAACCAATGTGCAAACGGGTGTGATAGATATAGATGACAATTTTGAGTTGTATGCGTTTTTAAAGAAAAAGCGGATGATTCAGGGCATCCCTGCGATATTCAGATACAATAGTGGAAACACGAACTATATACCCGACGATACAGTAAGTGGAGCGGATAAAACACAAATCGATGCATTTTTCGCTAGAATGATGTAGTTATACATCTATTTAGTATTCTTAGATTTACCTTTGTTATAGCCTTTACGTTTTGTTCTTTTAGTTTTGTTTTGTTTTTTACCATGCATTTTACTTTTGCATTTTGTTTTATTCTTACATGTTTTTTTACATGTACATTTGCCTTTGCATTTACCGCCATGTTTGGTTTTACCGCCAGATGTGGAATCATTTTTCGCCTCATCCGTTTGGTCACCAGTAATGGATGAATACGCTTGTTCTAACATATTGGGGTCTTTATCTTTATCCTCTTTTTTGTTCTCATCCGTTTGGTCGCCAGTAACGGACGAATACGCTTGTTCTAACATATTAGGTTCTCGGTCATCTTCGTCGGTTTGATCGCTAGTAATGGTAGAAACCGCTTGTTGCATCATAGAGGGTTCGTTGTCGTCCGAAATTTTCTCCACATCATCATTCTGGTCAGAATCGCCACTATTGTCCATAAGGGTAACATAGGCTAACATAAGTGCGCTTGTGCCGATTAATCCATATGCAGTCCATGGTATACTTTGACTAAATGGACTAAAACTCATATTATTAATATATACAATAATATGATATTTTTATTGGATTATTTAAGCATCATATTATTAAGTGCTTCTGTAACATAGCATCCATTCTTAATATGAACATTACCATCACTTAAATCTTTTCTTAAAAATCCATTTGAATCTGAATATTTGTCATAAATATCAAAAAAAATGAAACTATTCTTGATACATTCTTGATTTAGTTTATAATTAAAATATGTGACATATGCTTTTCGTTCATCATCTGTACCTAAAAATGGATATTCGCGATTTTCAAAAGTATTAAATTTCTGAATAGGTGGGACGACATTATACACACATACATTTTTTAATTTTAATAGCGAAGTATTGAGATTTAGTTTAATAGCCTCCATGTAATTGACAACAATACAATTAATAACGTCCTGGTATGTCATGTATTCGCCGACATATTTATAAACATGACATCTGCAATCAATTTCACCCATGCAAAAAATGATAGTGTCGTCATCTTTAATATTAAAATTTCGAATATCGCAACGGTCTAATGGTTGCTTACCGAAACTGTGGCATAATAGTGCGCCAATATGATGTATTTCAACACCCGCACCTGTCCATCCAAAGTTAGAATGACTATCGCCAATGGTGTGAATTGTCATTATATGTGTATATCTACACTATTATATTTATACCTTTGAACATTTAAGTTTACACAAAATCTATATGAATAAAATAGTATATTAACATATATATAAATATGAACAAATCAGAATTGAAGACAAAGTATATGAAAAAGTTTGCATCTTCTAAAAATACAAATAAATTAGTAGAGCACGATAAAGAAGAAGACATCGAAATAGAAGAATGTTCGGATGAAGCATTTCCAGAAGCGGACATGTTGAAAAGTTACAAATATTTATATCAAGATGAGCTGCAAAATGATGTATCAATGTATTTACAATCACGAAGAATCGAAACCTATAAAATAAATATAGTGGGTTTTAGGATTAATGACGATTTGAAATTACCATTCATGGAGTTTTTATTTTTGGAGAATGATACATATGTTTTGCCCGATTTCGATTATTTCCAAAAAGATTTAATGATAAAAGAGAAGGATAAAACAATGAATGACATATTTACACAGCGGTGCTATGACGAGCTAGAAAAACAATATGAACAAAAATTCAGTACCATGAAGTATATTGGATTTAAAAATGTAAAGGGTGTATTCTACGCCTTTATTTACATAGACGAGTCAGTAAAAAAAGGAAAATTCATATTATATGACGAGATTCGGTATACGAAAAGTATTTACGAAAAGGAAATCGACCAATACCATATATTCATGTCTAATAATATAAATCAGTTACAAGATAATAAAGGAAAATTATATGATGCTCCAATGATCGGTTATTTATGTAAACGCAACGAAGAAAACAAAATAATAAACATAGAGTTGAAACACGAAGAGTACGAAGAAACCATGCACGATGAACAGTTTGGCGATTATTTTATATTTTCCGAATCGCCATTAAAAGAGGGACATTACAAACGTTATGCCATATTTATGAGCAATATGCTATTCTATTTTCAAGATGATCCTGTATTAAAAGGTGGGGGAGATAAAGAGAAGGAAGACGAACCACAGTATGATGATTATAATTCAATATATTATTACTCCGATAATGCCGTATATTATTACGTAAAATCATTAGAACAGTTCTCTGAACTCTTATAAACCGTTTTAAATCTTCGGGGGGTATAAAAAAATATTATTATTGTAAAATAATAATATTACAGCATTATCATAGCAGTTTAAACATTGTTCTCACCTTGAATTTCATAGTCTAATAAGAATGCATCTAAACTGTCCTCCGTAATAATTCCCTCCATATATGTTAACACGTACGTGGATATCTCTTCCGAAAGTGGTTGTCTACTGTATAATGTATAAAACGATTTAATATATTCGTTGATTTTGCTCACATCCTCCTTATATTGTGCAGCGACAAGGTCAACCGTATGTTTGAAACTAGCTCTGGTTCGTTGTTTTTTAATATCGGATTCGATAATGTCGTGTTCTTTTTCCTGTAATGCTTTTGCTCGGGTTGTAATACCTTCGTCGTCGGGTGCGTGCATCTCACACATATGTTTATATTGTTCAGCGTCTTTGTACCAATGATGACGGGCTTCGTTGGCACTGACAATAATATTGCAGATATCGGGTTTCTTCAAACCTTCATAACGTTTGCGTGCGGGAGTGCCTTCGCGTCCCTTAAATGTAGAAATGAATGCGTCAATAACTTTTTGGTTAATATATGGACTCGTTTCCATGAGACGGTCGAATTCTTGGCGTGTATGCTTCAAAAAACCAGAAGCATCGGAGCGTTCGACGGGTGCTTTTGACAATTCGATGCGAATATTTCGTGCATATTTATCCCAAGCAATGGACATGACGCGATGTGCTTCATTGAGTTCGGCGATTTTCAAGTATTGTTGAATAGTAGTTAAAATACCAATGAAAATATTCAATGAACCAATCGCAACGGGTGCGAGGGTGGCGTAATTAGGAGGTAAGCTGGTTTGTGCGAACGAGGCAGTACCACTAATCGTGGACAATACGATTGCGGGAATAGTGAACCATGCATTCGCGGTCGAATAATTGGCATGGGAACGGGAATGAAGCCATTTGTAACATTGTGCGGCATCACACCATTCAACGAGAATCATTTCATTTTCAGGTGACCATTTAATTTTCTTTTTGGACGGGGTGAGGAGAGTCGTTGATTTTGAATCGTCATCAGTGACAGTACTGTCATCGGGTTTATTATCCGTTGCTACGGGTGCTTGTGTAAGTTCTTGTGTAAGTTCTAGTGTGGGGTCTTGTGTAGGCATGAGTAATATACAATGATATGATAAATTAATGGAATATATCCACACCTGTTAAATTAAATATTAGTTTGATTGATAATATCCCATTTCTTGCTATTAGGTAGTGGAGTAACGGCAATTTTTGCATTTAGATTATTAATTTTGGAGGTAATAACCGTTACATTATCCTCGGTTTTTTTAAGTATAGATACGACTTTGTCATTGGTCGTTCCTTTGTCCTTGGTCGTTCCTTCGACTGTATCTCCATCATTCTCTTCGCCCTCGGCGCATTCCTGTGTCTCATCTTTATCTCCGACTATATCTTCATCTTCGTGATCTGCTTCGTTTCCGTCAATATCTGGATTTGATGTATCATCACCCGTCTCGACATTAAATGCGTGTTCGACGTTAATGTCGTCAATGGAAAAGCTTTGGTTTCTGCAAATATTATTCTCCACGTCTTTATAAAACTCCTCGAATTTCGCATAAATCCGTTGTAGATATTGTTTTTGCGAAATATGAAAAAACGCGATATAATTCACATAAAGCATAATCTGTTCATTTAAGTTGCGGTTTTCGAATTGTAGTGTATTAATGAAGTTAGAAATGGTAAATCCAATATCATGTGATTGATTGTAATTTTCAATGGATATCTGGCGATTACTGTATTGTTGAAACAAAATGCGAATGGTATTTAAGATATCACTATGAATATCTTTGATATCATTTATTTGGTATTCGTAGAATGGTTCTAAATCCCTGTATGGAACATAATCGCGATGTTCGTAATTACCTAAATCAATGATATTGTGTTTAGCGTTATTCGTGATAATCATGATTAATTTGTAATAATCACAATAGATACGATTATTAATAAATTTCAAACTTTTTTCTAAATTATCATATTCCAATTGGAATGTTTTGTATTGAAAATAGAATGAATCTAGACAAAATAAGAAGTTTTTCTTGTTATTATTTCGAATCATTTCAGTATACGTTGTTTTCAAACGATTTAATTTGGTATGTGCAATTTTTTGGATGTTCTCGGTATTTTTCACAATGTCCAATATGCATGTAAAGCTCGACATTAATTTCTCAATTTGAAATGAATGGGTATTGTTTATTGAATCCATATACATATATTACCACATTTTATGTACATTTGAAGATACATAATTAGTTTGATGTGTTTACAATATGAAAAAAATTATATATATAAAATTATAATGGAGAATAAAGAACCGACATCGCAATTATGTTCGGTTATACATGATATGATCAATGATTTACAAGGAACATTTCCTGAATTCGAACAACATCTAAATGCGATAAAACTATCGATGAACGGTGAAGCAGGCAAACAGGCAATCTATGATTATTGTTCAAAAGTATATCCTCATCGTTTTTTCGATATTTTATACAAGAATGAAGACATTTTCACAGACAGTGAAATCAACACAGAGTTTTTACCAAATGTGGATTTCCAAACGTTATACAATGCCGCTGATGTGAGCGAAGCCACCCGAACCGCGATCTGGAAATATTTACAATTAATTCTATTTTCAATTGTTGGTTCAGTGAATGACAAAAGTGAGTTTGGTGATGCAGCTTCTTTATTTTCGGGAATTGATGAGGATGATTTACAGAACAAGATGAAGGATGTTTTCGAAAACATGGAGGATTATTTCACCACTATGGGCAGTGAATCGACCGAAAAGACTGGAACAAATGACAACGAAGAGTCAGGAACAAGTGAAAGTGGAGTTCCATCATCGGAAGGCACAGAACCATCGCCCACAGGAGGAATGCCTCAAATGCCGAATATTGCGGGTATACAAGATCATTTACAGGGTTTATTTAATGGTAAAATCGGAAGTTTGGCGAAAGAAATGGCAGAGGAGATTTCGGGTGATTTCCAAACATTATTTGGCGATGGGATGGATATGGGTAATGCAAAATCGACCAAGGATGTATTTTCGAAGTTGATTAGAAACCCGGGTAAAATCAAAGAGATCATTAAAAAGGTGACGGTAAAGTTGGAGGATAAGATGAAAAACGGGAATATTTCCAAAGATGAACTGATGAAAGAAGCCAGTGAAATCATGAAGAAGATGAAGGACATGGGTAATGGAGGCGAATTCGAGGAAATGATGAAAAATATGGCGAAAACGATGGGAGGAAAGGGTGCGCGTTTCAATACGGGTGCGTTCGAGCAAATGTCGCGTCAAGGTGAAAACCGTGAACGGTTATTGAAAAAGTTAGACGAGCGTCGCAAAGCGAAGATTGTGGAGGAGAATAATAAAACAGTGTTCAAAATGGATGGTGAAGAGAAACAGGCGAAAAGTAGTTTATCGAATGAAGAAATCGCCAAGATGCAAACGGAGCTGGATGAAACCAGTAAAGTAAAATCGGGAACATCGAATAAAAAGAAAAAGAAAAAGGGGAAAGGAAAAAAATAAATAGATATTGTATAATGAATATTTTGAAGCATATTAAATTACCCGTGTTAATAATAAGTTTTATATTAGGGATACTGGCAATGGAAATAGTGATGCCAGAGCGCCAAACAGTGTTGGTTTACCCAACACCCGATAATGTGCAAGATTTACAATATGAGGACAAAGTGGGTAATTGTTTTGTACCAATAGAAACCGAAGTAGATTGTGCTGGTAAATTCGAAGAGATACCAATGCAAAAATAATTGAAATATATAATAATATGACCATTATTATATAATCGTATGAATTTTAAAAGACTATTAAATACCGATTTAGGACAAGTTTTTATATCTCTATTTTTAGGTCTTGGTTTGGCGACGCTATTTAGAAAAGTTTGTAATGAAAAAGAATGTTTGGATTTCAAAGGACCAGTATTACAAGATTTTAAGGATAAGAAATATAAATTCAACGGAAAATGTTACAAATATAGTACAACTTCGACTTCGTGTGATGCGAATAAAAATACAATAGATGTCGAATAAATCATTCGTTTCAAAATTAAATATATGTATAAATAATTATATATATATAATAAAAAAATGGCGAATACAACTCGTATAGCGGATTTACCGATACAAAACGATAGTGGTAGTTTACAGAATGTATTAGAAACGTCTGACCAGGGTAATTATGCCCCAATAAATATTCATCCTAATCCATATGGTGTATCTGATAAGAATCCAATTATGGATAATCCTGTGAGTCTAGAACGTCCTCAGCAGCAACAACAACATCAGCAGCAACAACAACAACAACAACAACAACAACAACAACATCAGCAGCAACAGCAGCAACCCATGCCTGATAATTATCGCAATATGATAAGTGCCCAAGAACCGCAAGAATTGCCTTCCCGTGATATTCCAATGGATAATGGTGGGTACACGCACGACCAAGCAGTACAACCTAATTATATCCCTCAATCACATGTGCCCGATTATTTGGAGAATTATGAAGACGAAGAACAAAAAGCGAGAAAATATGAGACGGGAAAGCATCAGAAGAAAATGATGGATATTATAATAGAGGAGACACAATTGGCAATATTTGTGTCAATACTGTTTTTTATATTTCATACATCTGCATTTAAGAAGTTAATCTGGAATCACATGACATTTTTACCAATATTAAATGGGGATGGAAATTTAAATGTGAATGGTATAATTTTCAAAAGTTTCATGTTTGGTTCAGTCTTTTATACTACCCAAAAGTTAGCAACATATTTGAGTGATATCTAATAAAGGAATTCACTTTTTTTCTTATATTTCTTGGTTTTGCGTTGTTTCTTTTTGATAGAGCGCTTAGTCGCATTCTTATTATTCTTAGTGGATTTTGGTTTGGTTATCTTGCCATTCGCGGGAGAATAATTCAAGAACCATTCTTTATATTCCTTTGTGTCGCGTTTGTCACGTAATCGTTTATATGCGTCGGATTTTGCTCCACGTATTTCTTCAATGCTCGCTTGTTTGCCGTAACAGTAAATGGAGAATCTTTTCAATAATCCTTTGCTAGACAAGCGATTTTTGGCTTCAACATCAAATAAATATTTAACCATGCATAATAGCCGTTCCTTTTTATAGTATGGTAAGTTAGCATACATGAACGCCAAATAGAATGTAAGGATAGTATCAATACTGGCGATTTTTATTTTTTGTTTATCAATCATAATTTTATTGTAGCTATGACAGGCAGTGGGCTGGTATATAAATAGAACGGATTCGCCATTCGCTTGTAATTCGTAATGGTCGGAGATGAGTTCATCAATCCCATTATGTTTAATGATTTTGAGATTTTTGAAACCTTGTAGAATAAGGTTTTGGTGTAAAATATTCATTGTTTTTTCTGGTTCTTTCGCCAATACATCAAAATCGGGAACACGTTTAACGACGCTGTAATTGCCGACAATATATTTTGAAAAAAGCGAGGTAGCGTAGCCTCCGAAGAAAACGACTTCTTGACTAATTAAGTTGTCGCGTATAATGTCATGTAAATGTTCTCCGTTTTCTTTTAAAGAATTCATTTTACGTTGAAATTGAATAGTATTACATGAAATATTTGTATTTGCTGGATAATATTTATTCAATAAATTTAAACGTTTGAGGACCTTTTCCCAACGGGAAGTATCACCCATTGGACGAGACAATTCTAAATACATATTCATGCGAAGGTAATCTGGGGGAGAATATTTAATACCTTCAATTGTAATGGCGTCTTTTGAAATAGTATCAAATAATCCCGAATGTATTTGTGTAACATCGGCGATAGGAATAAAATTAACAAATACTTTAAATGTGCCTTTATGGACACCCGATTTTGCTTCAACATCAGTATATCCCAATTTATAATAAATATTAGCCAGTTCGATCGAATCGTTTAATGCATTGGGTGAAAAGAAATCATAATCGGGAATTTCAACGGTGCGATCATAGAACTGTGCTTCAATAGGTAAAATATTATTAATCGCCGTTCCTCCGTAACAAACAAGTTGTTTTTTCTTCAAAAAATCTTCAACAACGACGAGAATTTCATTGATACTGGAACTTGACGCCATTTTTCTCTTTTTAATGAGGTCGCTTTCGTCGACAGCTTGTCTCAAAATAGCCAATTCACATTCTTGGAATGACATTTTATTGTTGCATAACTCATTATTGTATCTTTTGAGTTCCTTATTCATAAATATATACATAATTGTGATATATTTATTGTTGGATACGTTTGATAAATGCCATACCGATATAATAGGGTATGAATGAGGATTTGTGTCGAGCGAAAAACTGTTCACACACATCTAATTGATCATCACGCATATAATACCGATAACACAACATTTGAACATTATAATTGTCTGTGTAAGTATAAATATTGGGATGTTCGACGTCACTAGATGTGAAAATATTACTGTCTGCTTTTACGGTTGTTTTATTGAAATACTCGGGTACAGCAATGGTAAGTTTATCAACATTCACAGTATTATCCTCATTGACGGATAGTATTTTACCCGATTTCGAATCGATAAACTCTAAATATTTGCGTTTTGTGGAGATTTCCGAATTGGAGGTGAAGTTAATATACTTTTTAATGTCGTAACACATGTCGCTGTCGGGATTATCGCAATCACTCAATTCTTTATATTGGGGATGAATATCATTATCGAAAATGATAACGGCTTTACCTTTAACATCATTGAACGTGGTATTTTGGTCAATCGCGCTTTTATAACGACGATGTGTTAATGAAGAGTCAATTGCCTTTGAAACTTGTTCGTATACATTAGGGTCGTCACTTTTAATACGTAATTGTATAAAAACAGGGTCGTTTGGGCAAGGTGCAGGATTCGAGAAAGAGAATGCATTGACGGCTTCAAGAACATCCGTTAATAACAATTTATTTTTCGTATCGATTATTCTAAACGATGGGTCGCTTGTTAATGCAACATATGGTTTGCCGTCGAGAGATACGATTTCGAAATCGAGAAATCGAACACCGCGAGCAATAACAAAACGAAGCATATCAATATTAACATATTCGCCACTGATGGCACTGTTGTAACTAGACTTAATAATATATTGGTTTAACGGCATCATTGTATTACCATTAAAATTGGCAATCCCGTGATTTGTATTGTACTTAATTTGATCATATTCGCCATTGGGTGAATTAAAGATAAATGATTCAGTAACCGACCTCATGCAGCGTATTTGATATAAATCATTTAACACGTAGATGAATATTAATATGATTACGGTAAAAATAAATACTTTATAATATTCCATTTAATAATATATAAATATATTATAAAATAAATCTATATATTATAATGGCTGGTGGTTTACTAAATTTGAAAGCGGAGGGTGCAAATAATGTAATATTAAATGGAAATCCGAGTAAAACCTTTTTTAAAGTCGTATATTCCAAATATAGTAATTTTGGACTGCAAAAGTTTCGTATAGATTATGACGGATTACGTGAGTTGCGGCCATTTGAAGAATCAAAGTTCACATTTAAAGTCCCGCGTTATGCGGATTTATTAATGGATACATATCTATCGGTAACAATGCCGCATATATGGAGTCCTATATACAATCCAACGCTTGAAACAGATAATAAATGGTCACCCTATGATTTTAAATGGATTCGCAAATTGGGAGTGAATATGATAAAGGAAGTGGTTATATCGTGTGGCACACATACGATACAGAAATATAGTGGCGAATATTTGGATGCATTGGTGGAGCGAGATTTTAGTGCAGAAAAGAAAGAGTTATTTAATAAAATGTCTGGGAATGTTGAAGAAATGTATGACCCTGCGAATGTGCATGGTCGCGCTAATACATATCCATCAGCATTTCATACAGCCAGTTCCGTTGGCGCAGAGCCATCGATACGTGGTCGAACATTATATATACCATTAAATACCTGGTTTTCGCTGGACAGCAAGTGTCCTTTGCCATTGGTGAGTTTACAATATAATCAAATCGAAATTACAGTTACAATGCGACCAATTCAGGAGCTGTATCAAGTGCGTGATGTATTTGATGGAGTGTATAATTATCCGTATGTAAAGCCAGATTTAAATGAAAACCGTTTTCAAATCTATCGTTTTTTACAAACTCCTCCGAGTGTATTTTTAGATGCCGAAAATTATGGTAATAAAGTCAATACATGGAATGCCGATATACATTTAATTTCCACCTATTGTTTTTTGTCAAAAAAAGAACAACAAAAGTTCGCTATGGAAGACCAGGTGTATTTGATAAAAGAAGTCCAGGAACATAATTTCGAGAATGTAACGGGAACGCGCAAATTGAAAATACCGTCGAATGGACTTGTGTCGAGTTGGATGTGGTTTATGCGTCGCAATGATGTTCATTTAAGAAACGAATGGTCAAATTATACGAATTGGCCATATATCACCCAACCAGGGGACATAGAGTTAGGTGCACGTAATATAGAAGAATTATTAACAACGGGTCGTCAGATACCGCAAAATTATGGTCCAGCAGTAGATCCGAAGGATGGTCGTAATACAGGGTTTTATGTGACGGGAAATTTCAAATCGGTAAATCGTCAAGAAATTTTAGAAACGTTTGGTATATTAATGAATGGCGATTATCGTGAAAATATGCATAATCGTGGTGTATATGATTACGTGGAGAAATATGTCCGAACTCGCGGTGCAGCACAGGACGGGTTATATTGTTATAATTTTTGTTTAAATACAAATCCATTTGAATATCAACCATCTGGTGCATTCAATATGAGTATGGTTAAGACAATTGAAGTGGAAATAACCACACATGTACCAGATATAGATTTAGTAAACTCGCGATATGATGTAATTTGTAATATTGACGGAGACCCAATCGGTACTCGCAAATCGAGTTACCAGCTATTTGATTATAATTATAATTTAACCTTATTTGAAGAACGTTACAATATATTATCATTTATTGGTGGCAATTGTGGTTTAATGTATGCTCATTAGCGAAAGTATTCAATCAAAAATGTACCCGTTCGATTGAATTTATTTTTTTTGTGCATTAAATATAAATGAACAATGATAACACTATTTGGAAACATTTAAAAACAAATAGTAAAGAAGGGTTCGAAAATGATGTATTGTCCGATAATTTAAAGAAGATAAAAATGAGAAAGGAGAATACATATGAGAATTTCACGAACAACGAACCCTTGTCTAATATACACGAACCGTCGGAGAATAATAAAAATAAAAAGAAAAAGAAAAAGACTGTGAAATCGAGTGCGCATATGACTGAATCGTTTGTGATGCCAACACCAATGATCGCACATGTAGGTAAGGATAGTCCAGACGAAGACGACGATTATGATGGAGGAGAAGATAAACATTTTGCGAATACTTACGGCGAAAATAGTTCACGAGGGAAAAACAGTTATACCATATCGGATTTCCGTGATAGTTTAATTGAATTAATAGAATTCGCCTCAGAGATGTTTAAATTTTCAGTTGCATTTATTTCATTTGTTATAGTTAGAACGCTTAGTGGTCACTCGACAGATGGAATAGAGATCAGAAGAAACGATAGTGCGTTATTTTTCAAAGATATGGAAAAATTATTAACAGGTAAGATGGGAACAAAAGAGTTTATTGCAGATGTGAAGTATGTATCTAATAAGTTGGGAGTAATGTTCTCGATTCTATTATCGTATTCATTTACATATGTTATATACTTTGTGACGTTTTATAGTGAATATAATGGTAACATGTTGGATGGTCGGGGCGTAATGAATATATGGAATTATAACTCAGAAAGTATGGTATATGAACTGCGTAAAAAAACGGTAGTTGACGAAACAACAGGCGGAAAGGCGGATACCAAGGTGAATGACTATGCGGATCGGATTCTTTTTGAACCATTTATTAGTTATTCGAAATTAATCAAAATGTTTTGTGACGGACCGTCAGACGAAGAACCGACGACCAATGTGGACACGATGCAAGGAGGCGGAATCGACGATATAATTGGTGCTGCTCAGAATGCAATTGAAAGCAAGCCAATGGCTGGCGATGCTCCACAAAAAGCGGATAATGATATGTTGAGTGATACATTTAAACCATTAAAACTGATGTTGTTGACAATAATTTATTATTTATTAATCGGTCCAGCAAAGGTGTGTGAATATACACATTGGTTTTTGTTGACCTATCTACCCAACGTATATTTGGGAAACATCGGAATTCTCCCAATAGACAATTGGTTTAAATCGCCAGGTAACGGACTATTTGGAAACGGTTATTTAGTATCGTGGATATCCAAAACGTTCTATTCGAATGCCAGTTTATTTTTAATATTACTCTACTATATTTTCGGTGCAATCTATCAATCGGGAGATACAATTAAGGAATCCCTTATTAGTGGATTAAAGATGCAAACGCCAAGTAATTTACTGGGAGTATATGTATTTGCAGTGAGTACATTCGTATTTATTGGAATATTGATAGATACATATAGATATTTATATCCAGATGGAGAAACTGAATTGAATTCGGGAGGCATTGGTCCATGTGCGAATTTAGCGACAGATTTGCCCAAAACTCCATTCTTAATCCCCCAAGAAACACCCGATATGGTAAAGGCAAGTACATTGGCGCTGTTGGTATACGTGCCGTCAATAATAATAATAAACATAATAATACTTTTAATGGTTCTGGGTAGTTTGTATTTCATAACACCAATCGTATTTATACTATACATTTTCTCATTACCACTATTTGCTATATATAAAACAACGAGTGTCGAAAAAGGTTCAAATATTTTTTCAGTATTATTAAAATATGTACTTCCATTTTCAGGAAAAACGCAAATGCAAGAGAGAATAGATATGTATTGTAAGTTAAACAAGAATGAAATATTTAATTTGAAATATTTGGATTTGATAAACGAATATATCCTGAGGTGAGCCGTTTAGGGCGTCTCAATTCAAATATTGCATGGTATAAATGTACATAATTTAATATGATGATATATTAAATTATGGAAAACAATACAGATAACTTGTCTAACATACAAGGAAAACTGGGATTATTTAATGGCACGAATGGATCAACTGGAATGAACATGTCTGATGTAGAATTATTCGAAGTCCAAGATAAACGTTCATCGTCGTTCAATACAATGTTCTCATCTTTTTCTGCTTTTTTATTTAGATATTTAAAATATCTATTGGTATTTATATTTTTTTATTATATTTGGGACGATTGTAATAATGGGAAAGTGAAAGACCCGTCTGGTATTTTTAACATGATATTGGGTAATACAGCGACCGTGATATGTTTTGTGGTAATTTTGTTCGCATTTAAGGAGTATATGAGCGATACATATTTTAATGTAGACAATTTTTTGAAGGCACTCGACATAAAATCCGACACAATTATCTCGCCGACATTTACACAGCCGTCTGGTGACGAAGATACCAGAACCGCATTAAATAATTATAAACGTAATTTATCAAAGCAGCGATATGATGAACTGAATAACTATATAACGGGTCATATAACACCAACCGCGAATAATATTTCAAATTATATACAATTTTGGTATAATTGGGGTACTGATCGCTGGGACACGTTAAGTAAAGCAATTACAAGAGACGAGAGTGATTCCAAAGAACAATTCATAAGAGGATTATATTTTCATAACGATACATGGTATTCGGGCACAGAACAAGACGATCTAATTAATCTCGATAATATTAATCTAGCACATGATACTCCAACTACAAATGCCGATTTCACAACGATCGATAAGCCGAAAACATTATTATATCCATTTGAAAAGAATAAACTACATAACTCGGATAGTTTATGGAATTTCTTTACCCATGGTGCGAATAGTAAAAATATAAATAATATAAGTGAGATCGCTCTAACAAATGTGATTAGGAAAGCGTTTTATGCAGTTAAAATAAGCAGCCGATTTAAAGAATACAAATCGATGCGTTGTATGGATTTTGTGGGGAATAGTCCGTTATTTGAAATAGGTGACTCGATAAATACGAAATACAATTCGGGAGTCGATAAACAAGATGAGAGTTGTTCTTATACACCGATTGATATTGATAACACTAATGGGTCATTCGATGGCGAGAACTCGGGATTTTTTAATGGTATTGCAAAAATGTTTTCTTGATAAATGTGTAAAAATATCAATTATATATAATAATTGAAAATATGTATAAATATAAATGAATTATATATATTTATATGAATAACAAAAAAAAGTATTATCCTTTTGTCAGTGTTTGTACACCCACCTTTAACCGTCGTCCGTTTATCGAGAACATGATTCGGTGTTATAAAAACCAAACATATCCAAAAAATAGAATGGAATGGATTATAATAGATGATGGTACGGATAAAATCCAGGATTTGTTAGCGGGTGCAAAAATAACAAATTTAAAATATTTCGCGGTCGAGAAAATGAATTTAGGCGCGAAGCGTAATTTCATGCATACGAAAACAAAAGGGTCGTTTATTGTTTATATGGATGACGATGATTATTATCCTCCCGAACGTGTTGAGCATGCAGTGGATATGTTACAACAAAATCCCAAAGCAATGTGTGCGGGGTCGAGTGAAATTTACATTTATTTCAAATCATTGACGCGCATGGTTCAGTGTGGTCCGTATGGTCCGAATCACTCAACTGCTGGTACGTTTGCATTTAAAAAGGAATTACTCGATATTACGCGATATGATGATGATGCGGCATTGGCAGAGGAGCGAGCATTTTTGAAAGAGTATACAATTCCGTTTGTGCAATTAGACCCATTGAAGACCATTTTGGTATTTTCGCACGAACACAATACATTCGACAAGCGTGAAATGTTAAAAAATCCCCACCCCGATTATATGAAGGATTCGGATAAAACCGTTGATACATTCATCCGACAGCCACACGAGAATGAGATTAAAAAGTTTTTCATGGAAAATATTGACGATTTGTTGGAAGCGTATGAGCCAGGATTACCCAAAAACAAACCCGAAGTATTGAAGCAAACCATCGAAATAAAGAAAAAGCGCGCGGAATTAGAGAAACAGAATATTGAAGCACTGAATAAACAACCAACAGGAATTGTTATGGATATTACTGGTCAGGGTCGTAAAGATTTGACACGTGCAGATGTAGTGAAAATAATTCAAACACTTCAAGCACAAAATGCAGATTTAATTGAAAAATTCAACAAGAAGCCAGCTCTGGTGGTTACACAAAACGGTGAACAGAAGGAATTAATGCAACAAGATGTTGTTAATATGATAACATCGTTTCAAAAGCAAAATGGAGAACTCGTACAACAAGCCAATGTGATGAAATCACAATTGCAAATGTTGACTGACATGAAGGCTTCTGTTGAAAAAAATTATACTGCACTGCGCACAGAAAATGAGTCGTTAAAAAATGAACATGACATATTAAAGACAGAGCATGACGAATATAAACAAAGTGAAGACCGTATCAGTAGTGAAAAATATTATAAGATGGAATTAGAGACCAATACTTTATTGATAAAGAATAAAGAAATGGAATTGGAAATTATGAAATTACAAACTTCAAGCAAAGTGGAAGAACCGATTTCCACACCAACGACAAGGGTTACAATCGACACAGAGAGTTGAATATGATTCTGACTCAGAGAGTTGAATATGATTCTGACTCAGTAAGTTACTCGTCATCTTTTTTAACATCATCCTTTTTGATGTTTTTATCCAAATACCGATATATCCGTTTTATATCTAAACGACATATATCATATTCTTCAATTTTTTTTTCAAGACGACCAATGTTTTCGTTCTTGTTAATATCTCCATATTTCTTTCTCATTTCTTGAAAAAAAGTAAATAAATCTTTTTTATCCATAGATAATTTCAAACACAAGTTAGTAATAAAAACACTATTGTTATATTCAGTGGAATATTTTGTCAATACCTTAGTAAATCGAATATTATCATTATAATCGCATTTTTTATGTTTAAAATTGTCGTGATATAATTTATTATTGTGGAACGTTTTCATAAGTGAACTCATTTCATTGAATTGCCAGATTTGATATTGGAATGTAATGCGGTCAATGTAATCTGCATAGCAGATATTGTCTAAGATTTGATTATAAAATACAACACATTTTTTGACATCTTTATTAACAGATATGTTATCAATTACATTCTCGTGCCATAATAATGCAACAATGGTTCTCTCGGTTTCGTTCATAAACTGTATATGCTTATCAATTGAAACGTGATTATTGAACAGTTCATGTGTTATCTTTTTCGCATCATCATTGTATTGTTTTTTCTGAAATATTTTATTAAAACTATTTTCATTCATTAATTGTTCATTGTTTTGATATATCTGTTTAAACATATTCATTTTCCTCAAATCCTGTTGAATATATTCGGTTGTGGTTTTTTTCATACTATTGGTAAATCCTTTATAATTTGGTATTTCCTTTTTCAAATAATTTGTGATTTGATTAACCGACGGTTGTTTTAATTCAAACGTAGTAGATACCTTCATTAATTCCTTTATTTTTTTATCCATGAAATAATTTCCAATACAAATAATCGGAATATTCGTTTTCTGTTCACCTTTTTGTTTTTTTGTTTTCTTTTGTCGAATAAGTTTTATCAATGAACTAATTCCGCCCTTGTCGCCACTATTCATGCCGTCGATTTCGTCCATTACAATTACGATTTTGCGTTTCACACCTCTCATCATATCCAATACATTTTGGCTTGCAATGTGATTAGATGTCAGTGATTCGATGAGATTTTTATTGCGGATATCACCAGCATCATATTTAATCATATCGTAATTCAAATCTTTAATAATTTTCTCGACAAATGTGGTTTTGCCACAACCAGGTGCACCATAAATATAGATTCCTTTTTTGTGATTTATATCGAGACAAATGTTATCGAAATTCAAAATTAATTCCTTTATATCATTTGTCATTTGTTGTCGATCATTTAATACCATTTACTATATTACATGATTGTTTGTTTATACAGATTTACACGAATATTTATTTGCCGAATGCACCGAAGTTTGCCGTACGGGCAATATAATCGCTCGTTTTTGCAGGAAGTGCTCCATAATAATCGTAATTTGAAATGCTGTTTTCGTATGAAACACGAGAATTCGGTCCTTGATTCGCGCTTTGTCCCATACCTTGTCCCATACCTTGTCCCATACCTTG